CCGCTGACCTGAGCCACGATGCGGGTTCCGGCGGTAATACCAGTCCCTGTGATGGTCATGCCGATCAAGATCGTTCCGGAAGTCAAGGCAGTGACGTCTAAAACGGTACCCGCAGACCCAGCCCCATCGTCAATTTCTCCAGTAAACACCGCCGTGTGGCTGCCTGCCTTGATGCCATATTCAAATATAGGGCTGTCAAAGGTGATGAGGTTCTCTAGCGTAGTGCCTACATTAGATTGGTCTTCTTCTGACATGAGCATCGCATAGGGCAGCAAAAGCCCAGTGCTCGGTTGGAATCCACGCACCGATCCAGCAAAACCACCGCCCGCTGCACCTCCGCCACCCCCAAACCACGCCGCCGCCCCAGAGGTGTTTTGATCTGGAAAAGACGTATACGTGCTGTTAAGCTGAAGTATGACCTGCTCAAGCGAGCGGACAAGTTGGTTGAACTGCTGCGGATCGTATTGTTGCGCTACAGCATTAGGCAGGCGGACATTGAATATCTTGCTCATCGCAAACCATCCGGCTGCACATAAACACGCATCGTGCCAAAGCGCCAGTTCGTATCAATATCCGAGCTCTCAATCTTCAAGCTAATCTGACGCCCGCGCGCCCGAGTGTCCACCTTTTGCGTCGTCGGCGTAATCGTATACGGATCCAAGCTACTCGGGCTGGCCGTGGCCTGCGGGTACGGACGCAGCAGCAGCCGCACCGTCAAATCACCCATTTGATTCTTGAAGTCCGGAATAAAGCGAGTCATGAACAGCATGTTCTCGCCGTCCGCAATGTCAAAGTAACCCGATTGGATATAGGCAAAGATGGGTTGACCATCCCCATTGACACCAACCTCCTGGCTAAAGACCCGCGATCGGCCAGCCGTCAAGCCATAAATTGTGGTCAACGAAGTCGCCGTGCTGGTCGGCAGGAACTGAGACGCCAAAGGCCTCGCAAACGTACCCTTGTCCTCCCATGACGTACGAGGCATCGTGCCCACGGACCAGACATTCTCCAAGTAATTGAAGCTCACCCACCGGTCGATGTAATCAGACGTGAACGAGCAGTACCACCACGTGACCTCGTTGAACTGGGAATTGACTCCGCAAAACGTCTTCTGCCCCTGCACGAAGTTGAGATCCTTGAAGACGTAGTCCTGCACGCTACAAGGCATCTTCTTGACCGTTCCGTCGAACACGTAAAACGCCTCAGTGCCCATCCAAAAGGCCACGCCGTTGACGTCGGCCGCGGCATGCGGGCCGATACAGCCGCAGTTGGCGCCAAGCTGCTGGAAACCGAAGGTGTACGGAGGGCCGAGGTACTGCATACCGTGCAGCGCCGTGTCGGTGAAGATCAAAATTTGACCCCGTGAACGCACCGCCGAGACAATCCGACTGCCATCCGTGAGCCGTTGTCCACCGGCCGTGTTCGTTGCAGACTCGGTAAAGGACGAGATGTCCTCCTGATTGGAGAACCGCACAAACATCGGGTCTTGTGTAGAAGGAGTACCGATCGTAGTTTCCGTGCCAAAGCAGACCAAATGCCGGTCAGGCGTAGACACCAAAGCGTAGGTGCTCTTGGTCGGCGCGCCAGAAATCAGGGTGGCGCGGGTACCAAAGACAGCGCTGGTGTCGAACAAATAGGCTGGTCCATCAACCAGTTGGCAGACAACATCCTCGCCGTAGTTGTCCAACTGCCAAACTCGGGAGCGCAGATACGTACCAGGAGCTGTCGAAGACCGGGGCGTGCCCCACGTCCCGACGTTCCAGTCCCCCAGGCCCCAGCCATATTCAAAGTAGCTAATATCAGTTCCAACACTAATCTGGTATTCCGCATCCGCGGTGCCCGCGGCCGTGGCCGTCGAGGTAGCCGCCGTAGGCGAGACGATTGTGTATTCGTTGGCGTTGACAATGTTCTGGATCTCAAACTCATTGTTCAACGAGGCATTGAGAATGCCACCGGGATCGCCCGTGGTACTGGAGAAAGTGACAAAATCCCCGACAGTACAACCGTGAGCAGTGGCGTTGACCGTGACGGTGGTGCTGCCGTTTACCGTATCAAAGGTCACGGTTCCCGTGTCACGGATCGGGGTGATGTCTTTCCATACTCCACCGGTGTAAGCGTAGAGCTTTCGATTGGTGCCTACTAAAGTATAAGGAACTCCGCTGAGGCTGTTCCAGGTGATGATGTTGCTAATGTGGCCGACCAAATAAGGACTGCCGTCTTCCCCAAACGGGGTCCAGCCGCCTATCTTTTCTGGCAATCCATAGCGAAAACGAACGTAATCCGCGTCAATCCAGCCGCCTTCTGCGCCGTATTCGGTATTTTGTTTATCAATACCGGGTTGTAGAAATAGGCGAACAAGAGGCATTTTAAGAGTAGCTCCACACCGTGGGTCGGTTTTCTCCTGTCATGATATCAAGATGCAAGAAGCGTTTGTCGCCTTTTTGTTGGACGCCAATGCCACTAAATCCCAACTCCATGGCAAGCGCCAAAAGTCTGTGCGCTTCTGCCCCCTGTATCCCTACGTCAGCGGCTTTTCCTGAGCTATGTGCTCCAGGCGACGGTTTTGCTTTTTCAATTGGATGGTCCGGACAGCGATAACCCGAGGTTATTACCATGGGCTTGTTGTATCGGTTGCGCAGACTTTGAAGCCTATGCATAAAGTTTGGGTCCATCTCAACTTTACCGCAGTGTCGACAGGCGAACTCAGATGCTTTGAAGTTTGGATAACGTCCCCAATCCATCATGGCAGCCCCTTTGTTTTTTCGTACGAGCGAAATGCGCCCAAGCCCAGTAGGCCACCCAACACCGTTAAGAGCGTGTCCATATCAAAGGCAATTTTGATTTCTTCCCCACCAGAACCCACCACAAAAAAGTTCATAACAGGGAACACTACAAAGTGCAAAGCAAAAGCGCCTCCGCAGGTCCAGCCAATAAAAGGCCTCCAACCCCCACGAAAGTTGTCCCCAGACCGAGCATCTTCCTTGTTGATCTCGATCTGGCCCATCGCCTTTTGAAAATCTTGATCTTGAGCGGCTTTTATGAGCTCGGCTTGAGCCTTTTCCCGTGCGTCTTTATCCGGGATGACCTTATCTAACAGCCTCCCGCCGATCTCGACGATGGACAATGGGTTGATGGGCATTATTCACTTTCAACTGCAACCCACGATGTCGTGGATTCATCCCAGGAGTACATCTTCGGGGGCTCACCGGTGCCAGCATCTTCGGGCATAGCGACAGGGGCATCCCACTGGGCTGTATCGTTGTTCAGCACCCAGCTTGCGAACGGCTTGGGCGGGACAAACGCATCAATGTCGGCGTTGTAGGTGTAGCCAATCCCTGCGTAGTTCTTACGCATATTGCCGTTGTAGCTGGTCTGTTTCCAGTTTCCACCAAACAGGCGCTCGCAGAAAGCAATGCCGATGCTCTCTTTTTCAATGCCGTTGGCGTCCGAACAGTCCTTGTTATCGACCACGATGACCTGAGTCACCACGTTGTTTTCATCAAGTTTTGCAAAATGTGCCATGTTGAGGTTCCTTTACCAAGTCCATGAAACGTATGAATAACGTATGCCCGATTTCACAGGCTTTACCTCATGCGGAAACATGAAGTTGCTGGGAAAAACCACGACCGCCCCAGCAGGCAGATGAATACGGTGGTCGCCAAACATCAGAAGCTCCCCGCCTTCATAATCATCGTTCAAACCACCCAGTACCGTCAAGGTCGGTATCCCTTTGATCTGACCATCAAACAACGACTGTATGTGGTCACAATGCAGCTTCATCTGAGTGTCTGGGCCATACCGATTAAACCTAATCTCCGAGTAACCACTCCAACCAGAAAACCAAGGCTCAAAAGATTTAAAATCTTTTAGTATGTACCGCTCGATGGCAAACCAAACCTGTTTGTTTATCTCAATTTTCTCAGGTATATGCTCATGGCTAACAGAAAGCTCGTGGTCATAACTGACATACTCATCAGAGCCGGATTTATAAAATCGATGTTCATGCCAGTTTATTTTCTCTAAGTTTTCTACCGCTGACTTGCACAAATCCTCAGGTATATGGTTTTCATACACCTTGACATAATCCATGAGGCTCTGCGGAGTCACAGCTTTAAACCTGTTAAGGAAGTCTCATCTCCAACCATTCCAACCGGGAACGTATTAAATGACAAGCTAATCCTAGTCTGGGTACCCTGCACTGTCTCTACCATGTGCGTCAAACCAGATGGAAATATGTACAAGCCGCCCTGTTCAGCCTCCAGCCACCATGACTCACTGTTCCACGTATTCCAGTTCTCAGTCGGCAGTTTGATCTGCTCGTAACCGTCTTTGTAGAAATATATCTTGTCCGTCTCTCTGTTGGCCTGCGGGTAAAAGACGCCAGATATAAATGAGTTCGGATGGGCGTGTTTATGGTGCCACTGTCCTGGCTCGGTGTAATTGCACCAGCTTTGAGTAATCCGCAGCTTTACGTCACCTTTTGGAGCGTAGACCGTCTGGAAGTACTCGTTGAGACTTGTCTCGATGAACTTGGTAATGTCCTTTAGCTTTTTGGCCTCAAGGATGTAGTTATCCACAGATGTGGTGTTGCCCATGTTGGACCGGGTGGGCTGGTCCTTGATGAACTTAATCTCGGCTTCGGTCAGATCCCGACCAAGCTGGAATGATCCGACGGCTTTTGGAAAGAGGCTGAGGACGTTCATCCATTCACCGCACGTTCCATCATCTCTTGATGACCTTTGATTTCTGCGATTTGCTCGGGTAGCCAGATGGTGTTGATTGAGTCCTCAAAGGCTTTGATCTTCTCCATAGTCTCTTGGACTTCTTCCCAAGTAGGGCACGGGCGTGGGTCTTCCCAGCGTGTAAACATTGTGTTGCTGATCTCCCACTTGGCACCGGGGCGGAGCAGGTGCATCGCCGTGTCGATCCCGTACATCCTATAAATCTTCTCTTGCATTGGTCTTCTCTCCTTGTTTACCAGCGAATAATTACTATACCTGAGCCACCGGAGCCACCATCGCCACTTGTGGAACCGTTATATCCACCACCGCCCCCACCGCCACCAGTGTTAACTGTGCCATTAGTTGCAACAGTCGCAGAATTTGATCCAGCACCGCCTCCACCTGACCCACCAGACCCCGCTGGATTTGATGGATTTGCCCATGACCCTCCACCCCCACCACCAGCATAAGTTACCGATGAACCAGAAATACTAGAGACAGTACCGTTACCGCCAGCACCTCCAGCAGAACTAGTTCCATTTGTCCCTGTAGCAGATGCTCCTCCACCACCTCCAGAACCATACGAGGGAGCAGAACTTGAGCCATTGCCCCCATTGTTACCTTGCGACGGAGAAGTAGATGGAGTGTTACCAGAAGCGCCATTTGCGCTGCCTCCACCGCCCGAACCGCCTCCACCACCGCTACCTCCTGTTTCTGGGGCAGGAGAACCATTATTTCCACCACCGCCTCCACCACCCGCAGAGGTTATGGTACTAAAAACAGAATTACCGCCAGAAGTCCCTTTATTACTACCTGCGGCCCCTCCTGTTCCTCCGCTACCAACTGTAATGGTGTAAGTCGTCCCCGGAATGACAGCCAGACTAGACCCAACCCTAAATCCACCAGCCCCACCACCCCCACCAATACCTCCACCACCTCCACCACCCCCCGCTACAACGAGGTAGTCAACAGATGTGATTCCGGGTGGGCAGTACCATGTGCCGGTTGCGTTGAATACTTGAACAGCGGTCTTTGTGACTTGATAAGCGAGGGCTACGATGCCTGAGCCGCCTGAGCCACCTGCATTGGGGTTTGATATTGCTGGAACGCCGGTATTACTTGCGGCACCACCACCACCTCCGCCAGTATTAACAGTTCCAGCGTTCCCAGTACCTCCAACAACTGCACCATTACCTCCTCCGCCAGTGCCACCAGAACCAGCATTGCTAGGATAGGCTCCGCCGCCTCCCCCACCAGCATAAGAGACTGAAGTTCCTGAAATCGTTGAGGCTGTTCCATCTCCGCCAGCACCACCAGCAGATGGGGAGGAGTTTGCACCAACCGCACTTGCTCCTCCTCCTCCACCACCATATCCGCTAGCGGGGCTAGGAGATATTGCAGTCCCGCCATCATTTCCTTGGGAAGGTGAAGTTGCTGGCGTATTTCCATTCCCTTTGCCAACACCGGAATTGTATCCTTCTCCACCACCAGAACCGCCATTTTGTCCGGCGAAAGAACCTACGGGGCTAGGCGACCACCCTCCTCCGTATCCGCCACCCGTAGATGTGATGGTGCTAAATACAGAGTCACTTCCATTGGTGTTTGTTGAAGATGTGCTAGTACCGCCACCACCAACAGTAATTGTGTACGGAGTGTCTGGAGTAACAGCAAGTCCTGTTCCGGTTCTATATCCTCCAGCGCCTCCGCCACCTCCTCCTGAGCCATTCCCGCATCTACCACCAGATCCACCCCCCGCAACCACAAGGTACTCGACCTCCGAGACACCAGCAGGGCAGATCCATGCACCAGTAGCGGTAAATGTTTGACGAATCGTTTGGCTTACTGGGACTGTGTATTTAATGATGACTATGCC